CCTACTTTTTCCCCGGAATAAAACTGCACGAAGGGGGGGTTATTTTATGACGGCTAAGAAAGACCTTTCGATAGATGGGCAGATTAAGGCCGAGGAGTTGAGACTTAATCGAATTATCAAAAACATAGACCCGGCCAAGAAGTCCGTTAATAAAAAATTGGTCAGTAATGCCGCGTTCATGGCCGTGACCCTCCAGCAGTTACAGCAGCAGGTCAACCGGGAGGGTGCGGTTATAACGTCAGTCAATGGCAACGGCTTCGAGACTACCATGGAGCATCCGGCCCAGAGATCATACAACACCATGATTAACAGATACACGGCAGTCATCAAGCAGCTGACCGACCTGGTGAACAAAGACCAGCCGAAAGAGCCGGTCGATAAGTTACTGGAGTTCTTGAAAGAATGAATTATATCCGCCAGTATGTTGACCTCATTGATAGCGGCAAGGTTACGGTCAGCAAACGAGTATCACAGATTTACCATGGCTTGCTCTATGATTTAGACAACCCGGGACAGTGGCACTTCGACGAGAAGAAGGCTAATAAGCCCATCCGCTTCATTGAACAGTTCTGTAAACAGTCTAAGGGAGAGTGGATAGGTAAGCCGGTAGAGCTGCAGTTATTCCAGAAGGCGTATATCTCAGCCCTGTTCGGATTCGTCAATGACCAGGGTATACGTCGATTCAAAGAGTCCATCCTCCTAATGGCCCGGAAGAATGGCAAATCAACCCTCCTTTCGGGCATTCTTTTATATATGCTGGTGGCCGATGGTGAGGGCGGAGCTGAGTGCTACACGGTGGCGACCAAGAAGGACCAGGCGCGGATCACGTTCACCGAAGCGGTAAACATGGTCAGCCAATCGCCCTATCTCAGCCAGCACTTGAAGAAGCGCAAGACCGACATATACTTTCCGTTGACTTATGGGAAAGTGGAGGCGCTGGCCAGTGACTCTAATAGTCTGGATGGTCTTAATACTCACTGCGCTGTCATTGATGAGCTTCATGCGATAAAGGACCGCAATCTTTACGAAGTGATGAAGCAATCCATGGCGGCCCGGCGTCAGCCGATGCTGGTGATGATAACCACCAGCGGGACGGTCCGGGAGTCTATCTATGACGACATGTATGATTATGCCTGTAAGGTTGTGGATGGTGCCGTCACCGATAATCGATTCCTGCCGGTCTTATACGAACTAGATCACCGGGAAGAATGGACCGACTTCAAGGCGTGGGAGAAGGCTAACCCGGGACTGGGCGTGATCAAGAAATATGATGACATTGTAGAGAAGGTCGAGAGGGCCAAGAAGAACGCTAAGGATCTCCCCGGGATACTGTGTAAAGATTTTAACGTCCGGGATACGGTGGCAGGCAGCTGGCTCAACTTTGAGGATATAAATAACGTCGAGACCTACGACCTGGCAGACTTCAACGGGACGTATGCGGTCGGCGGTGTGGATCTGTCCAGTACCACTGACCTAACCTGCGCGACCCTGCTGTGGAAGCGAGGCGATAAGCTATTTGTAAACCAGATGTATTTCATACCGAGCGAGGTGGCCGAGCGCAAGATCGCCGAGGACAAAGTGCCATATGGAATATGGAGGCAGCAAGGCTGGGTTACTTACACCGAAGGCGCAAAGGTGGACTATTCAAACGTTACCGCCTGGTTCGTCAGGATGAGGGATGAGATGGGCATATATCCGCTCTGGATAGGTTATGACAATTGGAACGCCCAATACTTCACGGTGGAGATGCAGAATAACGCCTTCACTATGGAGCAGGTCATACAGGGGGCCAAGACCATGAGTCCGGCCATGAAGCAACTGGAGGGCGAGTTCCGATCGCGCAGTATAAATTATAACAACAACCCGGTCCTCAAATGGAACCTGACCAACACTCAGATTAAAGAGGACGAGAACGCCAACATAAGACCGATAAAAGGGATGAACAAAAAGCTCCGCATAGACGGGGCTGTTTCTTTGATTGATGCCTTTGTGGTCTATATGCGTCACTACGAAGATTATCAGAACTTGCTTTAGGGGGTGAGATATTGGGCTTGCTTGATTTGATATTTCAAAAACCGCAGCAACAGGCAGCGGATGAGAAGGTACAAGGATTTTTTAAGCTGTTAAACGGTTATACGCCGGCATTCACGTCCTATAATGGGGCGCTGTATGAGCAGGATATAATCCGGGCAGTTATCCATGCCTTTGCTAACCATGCCAGCAAACTCCAGCCGGAGATGCAGGGGGCGGCCTATCAAACCCTGGGCAAGCGGATCCAGACCAAGATGAACCCCGTCATGGATACGACTAAGTTCCTATACCGATTGGCTACGATTCTGGAGGTGGACACCACCGCCTTTATTGTGCCGCTGACCGATGAGACTGGTCGGATAATAACCGGCTATTTCCCGATCAGACCTGCCAAGTCAGAGATCATGCAGGACAAGCAGGGCCGGCCGTGGCTCCGGTACACCTTCGCCAACGGGCAGAAGGCGGCCATCGAGTATGAACGGGTGGGCATCGTCAATAAGTTCTTGTTCAAAGACGATGTTCGGGGCGAGAACAACGACGCCTTATATTCTACCCTGCAGTTAGTGCAGACCAATAACCAGGGCATCATCGAGGGAGTCAAACAGTCGGCAACCATCAGGTTCATAGCCCGGCTGGCCAACGTCTACAAACCAGAGGATATCACCAAGGAGCGCAACCGCTTCGTCAAGGATAACTTAAGCGCCGATAATAACTCCGGGGTTTTGATGTTCGACAATAAATATGCCGATGTTAAGCAGATAGACTCTAAACCCTTTACGGTAGACGCTGACCAGATGAAATCCATCGAGGCCAACGTCTATAACTATTTTGGCTGTAACGAGAATATCCTGCAGAATAAATTTAACGAGGATCAGTGGAACGCTTACTACGAGGGTAAGATTGAGCCCTTCGCCATACAACTGAGCCTGGTGATGTCTAACATGACATTCACCGATCGGGAGATCGCCCAGGGCAACAAGATCATGTTCACCGCCAACCGTCTGCAGTATGCCAGTAATAAGACAAAGTTGGACGTCGTTACCAATATGTTCGACCGCGGATTCCTGACCCACAACGAGGGCCGGGAGATATTCAATATGAGTCCGGTCGAGGGCGGCGACAAGTATTATATCAGGCTGGAGTACGGGGAAAAAGGGGCAGTGCCCGACACTGAGGAGGTGGATGCAGAAGATGATAACCAAAGACAGGATGTATAGACATTTTGAGATGCGGGCCGATGACAATGAGTTGAGGGTCGAGGGATACGCCGCCATGTTTGACCAGGAAGAAGTTATGTATGAGTATGACGGCATCCAATACAAAGAGGTCATCGATCGTAAAGCTTTTGATAGTACCCAGATGGAAGACGTGGTTATGAACTACAACCATGGCGGCAAGCCGGTGGCGAGGACTAAAAACAAGACGCTTGACCTTACGGTGGATGACACCGGGCTCAGGGTAAGGGCCGACCTGAGCGGAACTGAAGAAGGCCGCAAACTATACGACGAAATAAAAGGCGGGTACATCGACAAGATGAGCTTCGCCTTTACTGTTTCCGAGCAGTCCTACAACAAGGACACCAGGACCAGGCGCATAACCGGGATTAAACGGCTCTACGATGTGGCGGCTGTGGACATCCCCGCTTATGATAGCACCTCAATATCGGCGCGTTCCTTCTTTCAAGCGGAGGCTGAAAGGGAACTGGCGGAGGCCAGGGCGCTGGAGATAGCGGTGCAACAACTACTTTTAATAGCGGAGGTATAAACAATGACCAGATTAAAAGAGATCGAAGAAAGACTCGCCGCGATCAAGGTGGAGGCCGTCGCGGAAGGGATCACCATGGAGTCCATAAATGCGCTCAAAGACGAGACCACCAAACTGCAGGAAGAACGGTCCGGTCTGATGGAATTAGCGGAGCAGCGTAAAGCACTGGAAGACAGCAGCATCACCGACGATGCCCCACCGGTTACTAAGTTTGACAAGGAGGAACGTACGCCCATGACTAAAGAAGAATTACTGGCCAGCCCCGAATACAGATCTGCATTTTTCAAGAAACTGCAGGGCAAGGAACTGACCGAGGTAGAAAAGCGCGCCTATACTGACGCAGCTGCTTCTGCCGGTGCGGCCCTCCCGACCGCTACCAGCAACGAACTGTTCGCCAAGATGGTCAAACTGGCCCCGATGCTGAGTGAGATCACCCTGCTCAGAGTATCCGGTAACATCACGTTCGCGATGGAGAATGTCCGTAACGCTGGCTATCAGCATACCCAGAACGCTGAGATCACCAGTGACGCCGACACCCTGACCAGTGTCACCCTGGGCGGATACGAGTTCACTAAGCTGATCCGTATCTCCAAGACCGTCCAGACCATGAGCATCAACGCCTTCGAGAGCTGGATCGTAGATATGCTGGCTGAGGACATCGCCCGCCTGATCGAAAATGCGATCATCAACGGGTCGGGATCCACTGCACCTAAGGGCATCGCATACTGCCGTACCTTTACCACTACCTATGAGATCAGCACCACTGCCTCTATCAGCTATGATGATGTGATGGACCTGATCGCATTATTGCCGGCCGGATACGATTCCAACGCCAAGTTCCTGTGTAACAAGAAGTTCGTCTATAGTGAACTGGCAAAGATTAAAGAGGCAACCACCAATGCACCTATACTGGTAAAAGACATGGAAGGCGGACTGCGTTTCATGCTGATGGGTTACCCGGTGCTTGTGTCTGACAAAGTTACCGACGGCGAGCTGTACCTGGGTGATTATAAGAAGATGGTGGGCAATCTGCCAGAGGATATCAACGTCCAATCGTCTGACCAGTCCGGGTTCATCTACAACGCCATCGATTTCCGGGGCAGCGCTATCTTTGACTGCGACTGCGCCAATCCAGACGCCATTGTTAGATTCAAAAAGAACTAGCTAATTAGTTCTTTTGGATGCAGCCTCTCGGTGACTCCGACCACCGGGGGGCTTTTAATATAAGTCGGAGAAATATATACAGTCGGAGGTATATATGTCGAGAATACTGCTTGGAGTACCGTGCATGGAGACCGTGCCGGTGGAGTTCGTAAACTGTCTATTAAGACTCAAGAAGCCCCAGGGAACCGAAATAATGTTATTCGCACTATCGGCGGTCGATGTAGCCAGGGAGAAGATATCCCAGTATGCCCTGGATAACAAGTTCGATTACGTTCTGTTTATTGATTCAGACATGGTATTCCCCAGCGATACCATACTCAGGCTTTTGGAGCACGACAAAGATATAGTTAGCGGACTGGCTTTCCAGCGCAAGCCGCCGTATTCACCCTGCATATACCAGACGCTGCGCTTCGGGGAGGCGGGAGATGTACGCTCGGTACCATGCAAAGAGTATGAGCGTGGACTGATAGAAGTCGAAGGCTGCGGAATGGCCTGCTGCCTGATAAAGACCGAGGTAATGCTGGACATCTACAAGAGCGGCCAGTATCTGTTCAACCCGCTGCCGGGATATGGTGAGGATCTGTCGTTCTGCCTGCGGGCGCGCAAACTGGACCATAAGATATACGCCGACACCACACTCCAGATCGGGCACCTGGGGCACATGATCTGCACCGAGGAGACATGGAAGAACTGGAATGAGGTGAGCCGATGAAGATATTGATCGGCGGCCCGGCCCGGCAGGATGAGCGCACTTTTGTCGAACACCTGAAGTCAATTAATGGTCTGCTGGTGCCGGAAGATGCGGAGGTGCACAGATATTATATAATCAATGACTGCCCGGAGTTAAAGCAATACCTGGAGCTCGGGGAATATGAGGAAATCAATACCGGCGACGTATATGTCACCAGTGAGCAGACCCATACTTGGTCAGTGGAGAATCTGACAAAGATGTGCGACCTCAGAAACCGCATGATCCAGAAGGTTCTGGACGAGGGCTACGACTATTGGTTTATGGTCGACACTGACGTAATAGTGAGCAAATATACTCTTATGCAGTTGATGACCGCTCGGGTGGATATAGTGGCCAATATATTCTGGACTGAAGGCGAGCCGGGCAGCGGCCGATACTGGTCCAATTGCTGGCAGTATGACCAATGCACCTACGGCCCAGCTGATGCCCGACAGTGGTTAGAGCCTGGCGTATATGAGGTGGGTGGTACCGGTGCCTGTATGCTGACCCACAGACGGGTATTTGAGGCCGGTGTCGATTATTCGCCAATCCATAATATTAAATGTTTTCACGGCGAGGACCGGTGGTTCTGCATCCGGGCGGTATGTAATGGATTTAAGATCTGGATAGATACCCACCACCCAGTAATGCACTTATATAGGCCCTCAATATTAGAACAATACCTTAGACTCCGCTATGGAGGTGAGACCTAGTGGCACTTATTGACGACGTAAAAAATGACCTGAGGATAAGCGGCGCCAGCTTCGACACTGAGGTGCAGATGCTGATCGACGCCGCCAAGACAGATCTGACCCAATCGGGCGTGGTCAAAGTGGTCGACACCGATTATCTGATCAGGGCGGCCATCATCCTCTACTGCAAAGGCAACTTCGGGTATGAGGATAAGGACTCAGCCGATAGATTTATCGCTGAGTATGAGAAACTACGGGTCAAGTTGGCGTTGGCCAGCGACTACAATCAGTATAAGATCACGTTCAGCGTCTATGCGCTGACAACGGCGACGCCGCTCAAGAATGCGGTGGTTGCCATTGACGATGAGAAATCGACCGAACTGATCACAAACTCACAGGGCGCGGCCTACTATTACTCTTATGTTGATAAGGTGGACATCGATTATGTCATCACCGCGGACGGGTATACCCGGGTGGAGAGTTCGGTTTATGTGGATAACGACGAGACTGTATCGGTGGTGATGACATGAGCCGACTACACCGGGACCAGAAAGTGACGTTCCTGTCGCCGCCCACCGGGCAGGACACCTACGGCGGTATGTCGGGTACCTGGTCGACCTATCTGGCAGACATTTGGGCAAGTGTGGAGCCGATACTGGGAAATGAATATTTCTCCGCCCGGGCCATCCAGACTGACGCCAAGATCAAGGTCAACTGCCAGTATATATCCGGGGTCACTGACCTGATGCGGATCCAACATGGCAGCGAGCTGTATCAGATACTGGACAGCATCAACGTGAAGTCACTAAACCGCGATCTGCTTTGTTATTGCAAGAAGGTGAGTACATGAATATAAACTTGGACCGGATACCAGGTTTGGATGTGGCCTTGCATCCGGCGCATAACAATGGGGTGCCGACGATCCAGAAGTTGATTGACGCCCAGGTGGTGATTGCCGATCACGGCTCGACGGTCTATGAGGCACTGGCACTGGGCAAACCGGTGATTATTCCCGATTGGATAGTTAAACAAGGGGTTATGCGGTATTTCTTGGGCAGTTTCGAGGCACTTATATTCGAACAGGATTTTTGCTACCATGCCTGCGATATTGACCACCTGCTGGAGCTCATCGAGGTGGCCGGCAAGCGAGGTATAGATCCACGCACCCAGAACTTTATCGACGCCATATTCCCGCCTGCACTCCGGGGCACATCCGGGCAGGTTACTGCCGAGATACTGAGGGGGCTGGCCCATGGCAGGAATTAGCTTCAAGGTTGAAGGCTTGGATGAATTAGTCGACAGTATTGATCGGCTTGGTAATTTGCCTCGCAAGCATGTGAGAGCAGCTGCCCGCAAAGCCAGCCAAAAGGTTTTAACGGCTACCCGTAAGATAGCACCGAGAAAAACTAGGGCGCTCAAGAAGGGCATCACCAAGAAGGAAGAAAAGAGCCGGACACCCGGCAAGGCTGTGTTCGATATCCGCATGGACTCGAAAAAGAACGATGTCTTTGTTAAAGAGTACAACGGCAAGAGGGCCTACTATCCAGCATCCCAGGAATATGGATTCAAGACCCGCGGCGGTCGTCGTAAAGTGCAAGGCAAGTATTACTTTAAGCGGGCAGCCGAACAAAGCAAAGGGCAGTTCGAACGTGAGGTTATCCAAGAGTTATCAAAGCGCATAGACGCTGAATGGGCGAAGGGGTGATGCCATGGCAACACTTGTATTTGAAGAAGCACTCAGGACAGAGCTGGCGGCACTGACAGGGCTGACCAATAAAGTAGTACCGATGAACGCCATAGAAGGTACAGCCCCACCCTATGTGGCATACAAACCGGATGTCCCGGTGTACGACAAAACATTACAAGGCTTCCTGGAGTCAGGGGTGCAGAGATGCACCCTTTTTGTTGTAGAGTCCACCCAGGCCAAGGTGATCGCCCTGGCTAAAGCGGTGGCGGCAGAGGTCAGGGGGTGGCTGGGAGCGACCATGGCGACCACCGGCCCCAGTATCCAAGATGTGACGGTCGATGAAGAATCGGACGCAGAGTTCATACCTGAGACGGGGCAATACGTTGTCACCATCGGGTTTGAAGTTAGATTTTAAGGAGGTAGACAGATGGCAGGAGCAAAAGCGGCGGTTGGCACTGTATTCAAGATAGGGACCACGCCGGTCGGCCTACTGAAAAGCATAGGGGGGTTAGATTGTAGTGCGGATACCATTGACGTGACCACCCTGGACAGCACAGACGGATGGAGAGAGTTTATCAATGGATTCAAGGATGGCGGCGAGGTGCCACTGTCCGGGTTCTATGATTCCAACGAAGGGCAAGACTTAGCCTGGACCAACTTCGGGGGCGCGGCGGTATCGTGTTCGATCACTTTCCCGACCACTATTAGTGCCAACTGGGCATTTAATGGGGTCGTGAGCAAGTTTGCGACCGGGGCCGAAGTAGAGGGAGCAGTGAGCTTTGATGCTGTGGTCAAGGTCAGCGGCAAACCTACACTAAATAGTTAAACTGGTCGGGGCAACCCGCCCTTTATTTTTTAATGTCGGAGGTGGTTTAGATGTATACGCCTGTTAAATTGGATAAGATGCGAAACTTCCGTTATGGCATGAGGTCGCTGGCCCTGATCGAGAGGACATTGGGCAAACCGCTGGCCAGGCTTGATTTTAATACCATCACGGTGGATGAGATCATGACGGTGGTCTGGGCCGGCCTGGTGCATGAGGATAAAGATCTCACGGTCGAAAGACTTTACGACATAGTGGACGACAATAATATCCCATTGAATACTATCGTGGATGCGCTGCAGAAGGCAATAGGCGACGCCTATGGGTCGCCTGACGAGGGAGTTACTGAGGACACAAACCCTCCGGCAGCGGCGGCGCAGTAGACGACTATTTGCGGGCCGCTATCGCGGTGGGATTAGACATAATCACATTTTGGGAATTGACCCCGTATGAGTTGCGGTTGTGGTTGGACAGCTACTACCGGCGGCAGAAGTACGACCAGGAGGATAAGATCACCCTGGCATACATGACTGCACTTTGGGCGGCTCAGTGGTGGGATAAGCGTAAACCAGATCCGCTGGATAAAATATTGGGCCGGCAGGAAGATCCGCAAGGAATGAGCGATAAACAGATGTTTGAGATCGTTAAGAAACTCAATGCCGCGATGGGTGGTGAAGTAATTGGCAGTCGTTAAAAACCTAATGGTGAGGGCCGGCGCGGACTTCTCTGAACTGGAGAAGAAACTGCGTACGGCTCAAAAGAATATGGCCGATACCGCCAAGAAGATGAACGACATCGGCAACGGTATGAAGAATGTCGGAGCTAAGATGACGGCCGGGATCACTGCCACGGTTGTGGGTGGGTTCCTGGCTGTCACCCAGGGCACCAGGGAGCTACGGCAGGACCTGGGCAAGTTGGATGCTCAGTTTATCGCTACTGGTCATGGCGCCGGGGTAGGTAGAGATATGTTTACCGGGTTCTACGGAATCCTGGGCGAATCCGATACAGCCATCGAGGCAGTAAACCACCTGGCTGAGTTGACTAAAAATCAAGCGGAGCTTAGCGAATGGGTGACTATTGCCACCGGCGTGTATGCGAAATTCGGCGACAGTTTACCGATCGAGGGATTGACCGAGGCCGCCAATGAAACGGCGAAGGTCGGCAAAGTGACCGGACCGCTGGCTGACGCGCTCAACTGGGTGGGTATAAATGAGGATAAATTCAACGAATCATTGGCAGCGTGTAATACAGAGGCAGAACGCGCTACCCTGATCACCGACACACTATCTGATGCCTATACAGGCGTAGCAGCAGAGTACCGCAAGGCCAACGGTGAGGTCATCGATGCGAATGAGGCCAATGCCCAACTCGGTCAGAACATGGCCAAATTAGGTAAAACCTTGGAGCCGATAATGACCAAAATGGTGCAAGGGTTAACCTTGATAATAGAGGCGTTTAACAAACTGCCCGAACCCGTCCAGAATGGGGTGTTGGCATTTCTGGGTGTGGTTGCGGTACTTGGCCCGCTTTTGGTCGGGCTGGGATCAGTGATAAGTGCTATTCCGGCTATAGGGGCCGTATTTGCGGGCCTGACATGGCCTATTGGATTGGCTGTGGCCGCTGTCGTAGGTATTATAGCCATATTTAAGCGGTTATGGGATACGTCACCAAAATTTCGGGAATGGGCGAGGGGAATAGGGGACAGCATCGAGACCTTTTTTGTAGGCAAGATCAATCGGGCTATCGATGTTATAAATTTGCTCATTCGTGGCCTTAACAAGGTAACTGATTGGGACGTACCCGAAGTAAACAAACTTGCGGCCCCATCCGGTACTCAGGGCATGGGCACTTTCCAGGCCATGCAGCGGTATGCAGTAGGAACCAACTTTCACCCGGGCGGCCTGGCCTGGGTCGGGGAGCGGGGGCCGGAGTTAGTCAATCTGCCCCGCGGGGCGCAGGTACTCAACAATCGCGACAGTATGGCCATGCTCAACCAATCACTCACCATCGGCGGCACGGTCCGGGTCGAGGGAGTCAATAACATGAGCCAGTTGATCGGGGTGGCCGAGGTGGTCGCCAAGCAGATCGAGCAGGGAGATCGGCGGTTGGCCGGTCGGGTCAGAGTAATGCCCAGCATGGCATAAAAGGAGGGTTGTAAATGGCCAGCACTTGGGGCGCGACGGCCCTGAAAATTAAGGTAGATAC